CGGATGGTTCTTAATCCAAGGTAACAATCGATGATAAAGTTTTTCCAATAGTATGACATCTTGTTTATTATACTCCTCCATTCTGAACCAAGCATCTTTATCTTTGTTCATACATTTAACCCAAAGCTCATGTCCTTCGTGGGATGTCTTGCTACCCAAACCTAGTCTCTGAGCCACATAATCTAGCTTGTTGCTAGGAAATCTAAACTGACTGCGTACTTGCTTGAGTAGATCAATCTGCTTGTAAGGTGCAGGAGGATTCATCTCATGTAACAAGAACTCTTTATTCAGCGTAGGCATATCAAACTTAGTACCGTTGTAGTGAATAACCGCATCAGCTTCGGAGATTAGATCATGTATTCTCTTTAGCATCTTCTTAGGTTTAGACACATGAACAGAATCAAACATAATCTCATCTTCACCTAGCCACTTAGCTGCCCAACACAACACGTAAGAAGATTCCATCAGCTGATTAATACCTACGTTCTGCTGCCAAATTCCCCACACGTGTGCTACGTTAGGACTGCTCTCAATATCCAGTAGTAATATCTTCATAAATATGTTTCCTCACATCCCATCCATATACTGCTGTTAAGAAATGACAGAACTGCTCATAAATATCTGTCGGTGTTGCTTCATCAGGCATTGAAAAAGAATAAGAAAGATTCTTCTCTTCGTAGTTATGACTGAAATTATAATTGCTCATCCGTTTTTCTCCATAGTATTCTGCCATACCTCCTGAATTACTTTAAGTCGATCTGCTTCGTTGCTTTTAACCATCAGAAGAAGAGCATCAACTTGTTTAATCAGCAACGTATTCTCTTCTTGTAAGCGATCCATACGTGCTCTCATCTGTCGATTCTCTTGCTCTAACGTAGCAATGTCTGATTCATAACAATGCCTATCACAACTCATTCCACTTACCTTCTTTCCAGTAAACAATCTTACCGTCAGTAGTTAAGCCGATAACTGTGAAGTTACTAGCATCACCAATAACTTTCCAGTCTGCAATGTTTGCTACTAATGCCATACTCATTTACTAATCTCCCTAAAGAAATAATCTGCGTCCACGATTACGAGTGGCTTAGATCTATTCTGTTTAATAACGACAATCGGCTCACCTTTACCATGTGCACAAGCTTGTTCGTAAAACTTATATACAGCGATACGAGCGTTGTTCTTACATTCTATAGTGAACGGTATCATCTCTCTTGCAGCAGGGCTCAGCTGAATATCTTCTCCACCTGCTCCCATACTTGTACTACGTACGTCATCTAAACTCAGTGCCGGGTGTAGCTTCAGGAGTAGATCTCTTACCCACTGCTGTAGTAGCCTCCCCTTGTTCTTCGCTGACGCTGTTTTCATTTAAACTCCTTTTTAAATACTTAATAGCATTAGATAGATTATTAATACTATCCTTAAACATACCTAATGCTCTATTACAAGAACCGCATAACAATCCTCTTATTTGTCCTGTTTTATGGTCGTGATCTACACATAATACTTTATCAGTACCTGTAATATTACACTCACAAACAGCACAAGAAAAGTCTTGATCAGCAAGCATTTGTAAATACTCTTGAGAAGTTAAACGATAGTTTCTAAATAAATCATATTCTTTTCGTTTATCTTTACAAGTTGTATTACGAACACTTAGAGACACGCATTCCTTACATATATACCCACTTCTTTTATATGTACTAGAAGAGTGTTGATTTGTTTTCACTAGTGGTTGATCGCATGAGCTGCACTTTTTCTTGCACTCCTCGCATATCCGGTTGTCCGACACTAGCTGAAACATTTCTTTGCACCTTCTGCACTTTCTTTGTTTCAAGTTTAATTACCTTTCGTTTAGTGATCCAAGCTTTAGGAATATGCATCCTAGCATTAGTCATCTCACCTGATACAGTAGAAGCTAGACAGATACCGTCTTTAGATTCACTGACTAAAAAGCCTACTGTACGCACTGGATGAATATCTACTTTGATATCGTCTTCCCATCCTCCGTCTGACACTGCATCGACCCACTCGATATACACGAGCTGGGCGGTTGCCAGAGTTCGTTTGCTTGTCTTCTTATCCACAACAACTGCCCGTTCTCCAGTACTCGCTCCAAGTTTCCTTCGTACGCTTCGAGTACAGCAAGATACATTTCGTTTTCTGTTTTGCATTCTTCAAGAATCCTCTTCGCTTTAACGTCTCCAATTCCTTTGAGACCGATGATATTGTCAACTCTATCTCCTGTTAGTAACTGTTTGTAAAAGTGTCTGATCGCTTCCTCTTCAGTAACATCGTAAAAGAAATCCTTTACAAAGTTATAGTGATTACCACGAATCATATCTAAATCTTTATCGATAGAACAGATAGAGAACTCTTCAGGATCTAGCTCGTATGCTTTGATTCCTATTGCGTCATCCGCTTCCTGCCCTTCTACTAAAGTAAAGTCCCACTTTGTTAACAAGTATTCTCGTAAAGCATGATAGTGTTTCGGTTTCGGTGCTTTACGGTTCCCTTTGTAGGGAGCTGTCTTAGCTATCTCTGTTCTGTAGTTCTGCTTACCGGTTAAGTATCCGATGAAGCTATCAAACCCATTAAACAAAATTAAGTCCTCAACAAACTCCCTCATCCGAGAGACGGCTAACGCTTCCGAAGTATCCTCAGAAGCGAAGCCAACACGATAGACTAGAATATCAGCGTCTATCAGTGCCTTTCTCACAGAGCCTCTTCTTCCATCTTAGAGACATCCATACCTTGTGGGTTGTACTCAATCAAGTCAGTGATAACAATCTTCTTGATGCTACCTTGCGTATAACGCTGACCGTTTACTGTAGTCTCATACGGTGAGATTGTTGCCAATGCTTTAGAGCCATTCGATACTCGTGTGTACAAAGCTTTACCTTGTTCGTCACGCTTAACTTCAGTACCCTTATCAATCTTAACCCACTCACCTAACTCTTTACCAGTCTTATCGTAAGTGTTGATCACGTAACCCGCACTCTTACATGTGATGTAGAATCCTTGAGCCGGCTTCTTAGCATCATCACGCTTAGCTTCGATACCGATACGTGCTAGTGCCTGTACTGCATCAGCTGACAAGTTGCACAAGTCGATCTGATACTTACGGCTCTTAGCATTACGCTCATAGTTGTTACACCAGTACACATCACCTTTAATTAAAATCTCTTCTTTAGCCATCTTTACTTCTCCTAATTAGTTTAAACAAAACTCGCTTAACGAGTACATATATTATATCATGAAATCACTGCAGTGTAAAGGGATCTGCAGGTAATTTCTCACTCATCACTTCAAAGGCATCTTCTAACAAGTCTAAGGTGTCTTGGTCTTCCATCTTAGTAGCAATGTAAAGCATACCTTCTTCGTCAATACCTATGCTAAGTACTTCTACAACTCCAGCAGGAAACGTCATGGTCTGAAGTCCGCATCTTTATACGCACGATAGAAGTCTGCTAAGTCATGACTAGGTTTATAGTCTTTAACTTCAAACATTAGTTTGTAAGCTTCACCTAACGACTTAGTAATCTCTTCAGGGTCTTCACCCATGCGTAACATCTCCATCACTACTTGCTTAATACGTGCATCCATCAGTGTGTTTCCTTCCAATTGTTACCTACCTTATACTCACCGCTAAGAGGGCATCGCATGCTAAGCACTTGTCCGGCTTCAGCAATTGATTCGACACCTAACTTACCGACCTCTTCTGCTCTTGCTTCTTCTACTTCTATCTGCCACTCATCATGCACATTAGCTACGAACTTGTAATCAATCTCCGCTGACTTAAGTTTCTTATCTAACAACACTAATGCTTGCTTCATAACTACTGCACCTGCACCCTGCAATAACGTGTTGAGCGATGAGTGTTCCGATCTAACTTGTAGTCTGCGACCATCAAGGCTCGGCAGTGACCCCTTGCTCTGATAGATCTTTGAAACTTTCTCTCTAAGCTCCCTAAGTTTCGGGGTGTTCGATAAAAATCTATCGATAAGTTTTTGCCCTTCCTGTGCTCCACCACCAGTAATCTTCCCAATCTTGGACGCTCCTGCTCCGTATAAGAAAGCATATATAAATGTCTTTGCTTGGTTACGGTTCTCAAGCCCTGCAGCGTTTTGATTCGCTGTATGCACATCACCCGAGACAACTTCATTCGTATACGCATCATCATTCATATAGTGAGCAAGCATTCGAAGTTCTAAACCTGAAGCATCGATACCTACTAACTTATATCCTTTCTCTACTGTCCACAGTGCTCTACATTCTTCACCATACTCACTACCTGAGTTAGGTACCTGTGCCATGTTAGGGCTCATGTGTGTCATGCGTCCTGTCACAGCTCCGTTTGTTATTACCCTACCGTGTACCCTGCCATCTTTTCCTACAGCTTCTAGCCATGAATCAATCTGACTGATACGCTTCTGTAGCATTAGGTACTCACCGATTAGTTTTGCTTCGGGGATCGTGCTCTCTTTGAGGGTTGTTTCGTCAACTTTTGGCTGTCCTGTTTCTGTAAAGACTGTTGGCTTCCACCCTTTTTCGATGAGACGCTCTCCGATTTGTTGTCGACTTCCGGGGTTGAATACTTCGACATAATCTTTGAGACGCTTTCCCGTTTTTTCTGAGTATCTCTCAGCTGTTTTTGTTGGGAATACACTCTGTAGTTTAGCTTCAATATAGCTAAGCTTACCCTTAAGTTGTGCAAGAAGATAGATAGCTTCTCTTTCATTAAATCTGAAACCGTTTTCTTCTTGCTTGCAGATGATTTTTTGTACCTCGTGTTCAAGTTCAATACTCCTTTTATCAAATCCTTGGTTATCTAATTCAGCTACTAGATGTTTGTAAAGTTTACTAGTAACTAACGTATCCTGAATACAGTAGGTCAACATCTCTTCAGTTAACCCACCATCCCAGTCTTTGAAGTCGCCCTTAGGAAACCCTAAGCGTTGACCCCATGCTTCTAAACTATGACCTCCCTCTAAGCTTGGACTTAGCAACCTGCTTAACACGAGCGTATCGGACACGTGGCTCAGGTTCACAGATATCTTCCATACTTTCTGTAGTACCTTCGCATCGAATGCTATTCCGTTTTGCATTATAATCAAATCGCAATGATCCAAATACTTTTGTAATCCGTTTGCTTCCTTCCATACCTTAACCTCGTTTGTTTCTAAGTCTCTTGTAACACACACCCATATAACATCATGAGTACTATTCGTTTCGATATCAAGTATAATTTTCATACTATTATTATACCATGCTATGTTTAATTAATCCACCTAAATACATCACAACAGCTACAAATTCTACTATGAATAATGCATAGTCTCGCTGTCGTAACCCCGCATAAGTCCACAGTGCTGATCCAATGAATCCAAACCACAGATTAAGAGGATAGATGTTAAGACTTGTTAGTGCTATCCCGATCAGGCATAGGATTGTCCCTGTCCACTTCATCATATTGCTTATCCTTCTTCTTAAAGATTGCATCCCAGTTACTATCAAACTTCTCTCTGTCTTGTATTGGTCTAGGTGTGTCACCCTTGCCGTTACCACATGGTCTATGTTTCATTCTTCCTCCTACGTGTCGCTGTTTTGCTGTTTTGAGTACATGTTATTTGTATACTCTGATTCCTAAACAAAAGAATCTATAACTTGTATATCCTAACCTAACTAAATTCCAGTACACTGGTGTTCCCTTGAACCAAGGTAGCTTAACAAACTTAACCTTCATTAACTAGCTCCACCTCAGTCCAAGCTGCGAAGTGAACAACATCATCACCATCTTTGCAGTAGCTATACATCCCATCGATACTACCAAACCAATACACCTTATCAGGATCTGCTTCAGGTGCACCGACTGGTACTCTAGGTTCTTCATCGATGATTCTAAACTTATCACCCTTCTTTAAATCATATAGTTTCATTTCTCATTATCCTTAGTATGTCTTTCCCAATAATCCCACACCTGTTCTAGTGGTGTTCTAACCGGCTTGTTCTCATCTAACCACTGCTTACACCATTTGATGTGATCATCACGTTGCAGTCTAACCTTATCATGTGATAGCTCAATGTATTCATTGGCAATCATCTCGATGAGTTGTCGTGCAGTTATACCTTTAATAAAATTTTCCATTAACTTTATAGTCCTCGTTATTAACTTTATAGTCCAGCTTCTTCACTTGGCATCTCCATCATACGTCCTGTGTTACGACTGTACAACAAGCGACAAGCTTTACCAGTCAGTCCACTGAATCTATTCTTAAGTACACGTACATGTGTAGTGTTACGTTCAGTTACATCAGTATGCTGTCCGTTACGCTCAAGTCCGATAACGATATCGCTTAGCTGTGCAATAGATCCTGATCCACGTAGCTGTGCCAGTGATGTTGCAGCTCCCTCTTCGTGACCCTTATCACTAGGTCTCTTGAGGTGTGACACCACGAACAAACAGATACCGGTCTCTTGTACTAACATGCGAAGCTTAGTCATAATCTCGTCTAAGGCTTTTCTTTCGTCACCTGATTCTTGTGCAGATATAACAATCGAAACGTGATCCAAAAACACGTACTGACAATCAAGTCCTTTTGCCATGAACCGAACCCTGTTAATGATATTATCAATACTGGTACTACCAAAATGGTCAAAAAGATATAGTCTATCAGTACCAAGAGTTTCGTTAAACGCATACTTTCTTTCTTCTTCTGTAGCATCACTGTCAGGTAGATGCAATGGTTTGTTTACAGCTAAGCTCATTAGAGATTGTGCAGTCTTCTTAACTGATTCTTCTAAGAACATTAAGCCAATGTTTTCTTTACTGGTGCACAAAATCTGCCATACAATCTCACATAAGAACTGAGACTTACCTAAGCCTGATCCTGCAGTCACTGTTACTAGCTCACCTTTACGGATGCCATAGGTTAAATCGTTAATGCCGTTGTACGGGTACATCACATCTGCCTTGGCAACTGGTGCGTTGACCTGCTCCCATAGAGTAGAACCTGCAACGATACCGTCCGGTACGTACTTGTCTGCACTCCACCACTTATCAACGAATAACTTCATCTCATTGTTAGCTAAGTAATCGCATGCGTCCTTAAACTTAGTACCATTGTGGTTGAACACGTGAGCCTTAGCACCGAACAGCTCAGCTACCTGAGTGGCTGCAGTCCTACCTTGCTCATCAGCATCAAAGCAAATAACAATCTTCTCGAAGCTATCGAGGTACTCGTACTGAGCACGACAATCTTTCACTGCATTACCTGCACCGTTACGGATCGACACCACTGGGAACCGTGAGCCAGTCATCTGATAGCATGCTAGTGCATCGAACTCACCCTCTACCAATGTGATAGCTTTACCCCCTGCGTTGAACAACTGCTGTCCGAACAGAGTAGCATCACTCCACGCACCGTCTGACTTGAATGTCTTCTCTGTAACACCACGCTTCTTAACAGCTACCAAGCTATTCGTAAGGTTATAGTAAGGAAAGTACACTGTATCAGCAGTACTAACAACACCGAATACTTCAGCAGTAGTCTTAGAGATACCTCTATCGGTATGATGTTGTGCCTTAGCATCCTCAGGAATGCCCTTAAAACTCTCTGTATTCAATTTAAATTCTTTCTTAATAGGTGATCCTACCTGTATACCTAATGCGTCTCTAGGAGGCTGTGTAGTCTTGTTACAGCTGAAGCAATGGGTGTGACCATCATCATAAATAGTCAACGCATCACTAGATCCACAGTCTTTGCATGAAACGTGCGTTCGAATTGCTCTAGATTTCTCTTCTAAATCAATCACTTAAGTACCCTTTCCTTTCCTTAACAGTATTAATATATTGTTGTAGTGTTCCATTGTTTCATTGTAACCTTCCAGTGCCTTCTCCGGTGTGTTGTACGTATCCGGATAGATCTCTGAGAAGATCTCTAAAAAGTTAAGCCATGTAGTTAAGTCTTCTTCTAACATAAACGTGCCCACATAATATACTATGCCATCTCTTTAGATTGTTCATGTAACATCTTCTTATGATGATAGTCTGCGATATCCTGTATCACTCTATCCCATCCGTACATCTCAACAAACGACACTAGATCCGACAAAGTGTGGTGATACATACACTGTTCTGCATCCCAGTCATTCTCAAAGACTAACATAATTATTCCTATCTTTATTAGTTATTAATATTAGAGTATCTTTAAAGTATCTACTCATCAGTATACTATAGAGTTAAAAAATACCATAAATAATACTACTTGTCAACACTAAAATCCAAATCATCCAACTCAGATCCCAAATCGTCTTGTTCTTCATCATACAAATCATATCTTTCATAGCTAAGTACTTGTTTATCAATGGTTCCGTAGCACTGGTTGCACATGTCGATGTACTCACCGGTAGTCACATGCTTACGGGTACTCTCAAAATCACTAAGGTTTTTATCACAGCATCTGCATCTCATAATTTAATTTCCTCTATGTGGTAAATCTTACCTCTAAATTCTTCACTAACCCAGTCACCGCCTTCATCATCATACTTATTCAACTCTTCATCAGTCATATCAACTATTTTATAATCACCTATAACTTCTGCTTTACTATTTTTTTGATCATCAGGATCATTAGTGAAATAAATCTCACCTATAATAACTTTCATAATAAACACTCTCCTACTTTGTTGTATGCCCAAGTGTAGGCATCGTCCTTCTTGTTAAAAACTTTATGCATAACTATTGTATCACATTTAAACCGAGAATCAATAGCGAGTAGTCTGTCACGCTCCCATTCATCCTTTACTACACGGTATAAGTGGTTATCTTCGTCTAATATACGGTAAATCTTCATAACTTTATTTCCTTTTGTGCTAAGAATGCTTGATAAGTTAAGCTTGAATTGCTTTGTAGGTATGTAATCAGCTCTGCATAATCACGTAACAGATCAAAGTAATTATCATACAGTCTATCGTATTCTTTTCTAGTAATCTCTTCTTCATAATACATAATCACTCCTCCACGTTACCATATTCTTGCTCCCAATAATCTGCAAAGATTTCAATCTCTCGCATCGTCCTGTCAGGTAAGAATCTAGCTACTTCATTGTCGCTATCATCCTCCCAAATAAACTTAACTTCAATGGCTTTGATTTTCATAAGTAAGTCCTATATAAATAAATACTCATGTGAATAATAACATAAGTGCTCGTGATAAGCAATAACCAATATGCCTGACGCTCATGCTTACGGTTAATCTTTTCCTCTTCTAAGAATGCTTGTCTGTGTGCTCTGCCAAAATCATACATAATAACTCCTTGATTTAATTAATAAAACTCAGCTTCCCTATACCCCGACAACATCTAGGATAGCGTCCTTATCAACTGCTCTATAACCCTCTGCCTTGAGGTCATACACGATAATGAACTTATCCTTATCAAGTGTACACTGACCTCCTTTAAGATGCTTCTCGACCCCTAATCTACCGTTTAAAACCCTGATAGATCCATCCTTTTTAACGAATGTTACCGTAAAAATCTTACCGTTACTGTTTAGAATTCTCTCTACTTTATTCATAATCATTACCCTTTATTTAACTTTGTATGCTAATAATACCACGCAACGAGCTCCACAACAACTAATATCTGCATCGTGTGCTACACCGTCTATAACCGCAAAAGCATGCCCACGTCTAACAACTACCCAATGCCCTTGGGGATAATCTTTTAAGAATCTCGCTAACGTTATTCTACCGTGAATTGTAGCGGATCTTTTGCTATAGCTGTCACCTACATAATGCTTGATAACACGCTCTATCGTGAAACCATCGCATCCCTTACCCCATCTTCTACCATTATCACTATAGACCTTATGGATCTCTTTGTATGGCTTGTTGAGTGCTAAGCTTGTTGCACGTACCGTACAATCGTTGCGTTCATCTGAGTACTCTCTTGGGTTAGCTTTAATAAAGTTCATTTTATCCTCTTTTCCATAATCTTTTCATACATTCTAATGAAATCTGCATTACCTAGTTCAGTGATGAAATAATCTATCATCTCTTCAATATCATAATGATACTTGTCCTTATCATCTAAGATAGTACCAAGCATTTCAACCGCGTACTTATCCCGTACTTTATCCTCTAATCGATCCAGTGCACTGTACTCAAATAATGTTCTCATTGCATCACCCTTTTTTGTAAGTTTAAAACCTCTGTCAATTCATCCTCGAGTTTTTCGAGGTGAGTTAACCCGTATTTTCTAGCATCACTGATACTATTGTTTAAATCTCTCTCCCGAGAGAATAGCGACAATAATATAACAACTCTGTCACGGTTACTAAAATTTTCCATTACTTAACCTCTTTAATCGTTTCAATTTCAGATTCTAATTCTACCTGCTCCCACTCTGTAAAGTCAAACTTTCCATTATCAAAATCAGCATGAATTTGTGACCAGTGCTCTGCCTCAATCTCTGCCTCATAAATAATCGTACTCGCTACTATCACTTTGAATTTTTTCATACCATTACCCTTTAACACTTAGAATTTTGATAACTTTAGCCATTTTAACACCATGTGCCTTGTAAGCGATAACGCTAACGTCCTTATTGTAACATGCTCTGCAACCGTTGCACTTACCGGCATTTTCGTAAGCTCTGCATTCAAAAGCTCCCGCCGGTACTGTATCGCTGAAAATTGTAGACGTTGTTAAGCCGTTAATGATTTCACCGGTTACGCTATCGCTACTCAAGCGAACAACAACATTCTCAAGCTTCATCATTGCATTGATAACTGTATCGTACTTATTGAATTTATGCATGCGAGTAGGGAGCCAATGTTTAACCCATGGAGTTTTTTGCATTACCTCGAGAATCTTCTCTGCTAGTCTTAAATCGTACATGTCACCGCTATCGAACCAGCGGAAATATCTAGAGCTATCCAATGCCTGTACCATGTCACTTACCCATGCGTCTCTTTTCCAGTCCTCTTTGTTGAAATCTCGAGGAGCTCTTACATTGGGGAACCTGTAATTACCCGTTGTTGCATAGCAACCTTGGCATGCCGGTACGAGCTCACCAGTGACTAAATCTTTTGAGCCTTGGCATGTCTCGAGAGCGTTAAGGCTCCAAGATTGTATCCCGTCCAATTTGCTTGTTTTGCTTAGTTTAATCATATTAAAACCCCTTTGTAATTAGCGACAAATGAAAACCTATATTGTAGAGCACTCTAAGAATGCCCTATGTATAAGCTTTAAACTGATTCTTTTAAAGCGTCTCTAATAGTGATAAGCATGTCCCACTTTTTATAGGCTCTGTCCTGCTCATGCATCCAGTAGTCACGCTTATCGTTTCGCATCGTGTTATCATCTCCCTTGAATTTCATGTCAATCTCGTGACAAATACTAAATTGCTCATTCGCTTGTTGTTTTACAATCTCAAGTAATGCCATGCGTTGCTCATAAGTAAAGTTCATTTTAGTAGTTCCTTAGTTAGTTGTTGAGTTACTTGCTACAGTTCCTATTATCCAGATATTGAGACGTGATGCAACACAATTATAACTATCGATTAGTCATTCTTGATAGTATTCTACTATGCTCTGTAGGGTACTTCCCTGCCACACTCACCCGCCTACTGTCAAGTCCTCTGCCAAGTCTGAGCACAGATTCTTTGTCGAAACTTCAAAGTATCCTCTAAAGTGTTGTTTTTAAGCAACGGGGGAGGGGGTAACTTTACTCAGTTTTTCCCCGGGGTACCACCCAAGTTCACAAGAAAGTAAAACTAAGAAAAACCCTGTACTAAACCTAGTATATTATGGAGTAAACTAACTAGATCTAGTAGTAGCTAAGTCTCTGATTTTAAAAGAAAAGATATATTAGATGAGAATCTTTATCATTTAGACGAAATAGAGATCAAAGACAGTGCAGAAAGTGTGCACTTAGAGCTACTTAGAAGCAACTAAAATGTATCGTATAGTACACAAAAAGATAAAAAAGTATACAATAAGTAACAAAAGTATAAATAAAGCTTGACAAATCAAAAAAAGTATGATATAATAGTTGTACTATAAAGAAAACACTTAGAGCTACTGATTATAGTTAATAATAATTAAGTAACTTTAAAGTAACTTATAAGTAGAGTCTTCTTGATTTCATCAAGGTAAAGGATATATGGATATTGTCGACAAACCTAAAGGTAAGCCCGGAAGACCTAAGAAGGAACTTATAGAGTCTAAGCGTAAGCCCGGCAAAGTAGGAAGACCTGCAGGTGACACTTACAGGATTCAAGAGTTAAAGGCTAGATTGTTAGCCACAACAGGCGATAAAGTAATTGATAAGATTGTGTCGATTGCTATGACTGATGGACACCCTGTTCAATCAGCTGCCCTCAAGATGTGTATTGATAGAGTCTTACCTATCAGTTACTTTGAAAAGGACAAGAACAGTGGAGCAAGACCTTCGGTTAACATTACTATCACCGGTGTTGGTGGTGAGCAAACTGTTATTAGTGGGTCTGATAACGTTACTGATATTACAGACGTGGAGTACGAGGAAAATGGAGAAAGTTGAGTATCTCTCTCAGTTGATGGAATCTTACGGTATTCCTCAGACTGCTCAAGCAGCTATACTTGGTAATATCCACGTAGAGACTGGTGGAACATACGATCATGCCACTAAGCAAAGAGGTGGTAGAGGTTATGGTCTATTCCAGTTTGATTCTCATAACAAGCCTTACAAAGCTATGTTGAAGTCTGAGAAGATGAAGGATAGTCCTGATGCTCAGATGAAGTACTTTATGGACACTGTGTACGGTGATAAACAAGATATCATTGGTAGAGGTGTAGCTAAGGAATTAAGATCTGCTATGGAATCTGAACAAGATCCTTATGCATTGACTGAGATGTTGGCTAACAAGTGGTTTAGACCGGGTAAGCCTCACTTAGAGAAGAGATTAGAAGCTACTAAGATGTACGTACCAGCACAAGAAGAAAAACAAGTTAACACTGGTTTAAATGAGTTGTTGGGTGGGTTTGGTTATCTAAAGGATATGTTTAACTTTGGCAAACCTTAACGTAGAACTACTACCTTGGCAGCAAACAGTCTTTGGAGATGATACTAGATTTAAGGTTATTGTCGCTGGTAGACGTTGTGGTAAGTCTAGATTATCAGCTGTATCGTTACTCATTGAAGGTTTGAAGTGTCCTAAGGGTTCAGCTGTAATGTATGTTGCTCCTACTCAAGGACAAGCAAGACAGATTATTTGGGATCTATTATTAGATCTTGGTAGAGAAGTAATAGCATCTACTCATGTGAACAACTTAGATATCACATTGATTAACGGTGCTAAGATTTATGTACGTGGTTCAGATCGTCCTGATACACTTCGTGGTGTGTCGTTAACATACCTAGTATTGGACGAAGTAGCTGACATTAAGCCTGACACTTGGGAAAAGGTACTACGTGCTGCTCTATCTGACAAGAAGGGTAAAGCTTTATTCATTGGTACTCCTAAGGGACGTAACTGGTTCTACGACATGTATAACCTCGGTGAGTCTCATGAAGATGAAGAATGGAAAAGCTGGCACTTCACTACTAAAGATAATCCACTGATCGATCCTAAAGAGATTGAGGGTGCTAAGAAAACATTAAGTACTTTTGCTTTCAAGCAGGAATACGAAGCTTCTTTCGATAACGCTGGTGCAGGTATATTTAAAGAAGAATGGTTTAAGATGGGTGTTGAACCTGAGTATGGTTCATACTACATTGCAGTTGACTTAGCTGGTTTCGAAGAAGTCTCCAAGGGCGGTAACAAGAAGAGACTAGACGAATCAGCAATAGCGATTGTTAAAGTAACAGATGAAGGTAAGTGGTTTGTTAAGAAGATTGACCATGGTAGATGGGATATCAAAGAGACAGCTGCTAAGATCCTAGGACATATCAGAGAGTACCAGCCAATGGCTATCGGTATCGAACGAGGATCACTTAAGAACGCTGTGTTGCCATACCTAAGCGACTTGATGAGAAAGAATAACGTATTCGCTCACATTGAAGATCTTACGCACGGTAATAAGAAAAAGACTGATCGTGTTGTATGGGCTCTTCAAGGTAGGTTTGAGCATGGTCGGATTGTTCTTAACAAAGAAGAGGATTGGGATGAATTTAGAGACCAATACATGATGTTCCCAACCCCTAACGTGCATGATGACTTGATTGATGCTCTAGCTTATATCGATCAATTATCTGTAACTACATACTTCTCAGACGATGAAGAAGACGGTGTAGAACCCTTAGATTTTATATCAGGATACTAATATGAGTATTGTAAGCAAACTATTTGGCGATATGATGCCAAACTTAAAAGAAACTCCTAAGATGTTTGAGATGCCTCCTGCACAGGATCAGCAATTAATTAATCTTGCATTAAAGAACTCAAACATGGCTGCTCAAGAGCCGGCTAAGAAACCTACAGTGGTTCTTGACTTAGGTAAAAAGCTTAGTGCTTCTAGATCTCCTGAAAAGATGGAAGCTATCAAAGCAGAGATTATAGATGCTGTCACAGCTAATCCAGATGCTCTTGCAGAGATTCAAGTACTAGCTAAGAAGTATGCCAAGCCTAAGACTGCTAAAGAAGCAGAACTTGCTACATTCTTTGATTCTATTCTTAACCCACCAGAGGCTCAACCGCAGTTCTCTGACGTATCCCAATCAACAATTCCACAACCTTTTGAAGGAATGTAAGCATGGCTGAATTTAATGACGATATGATTGAACCTAAAGAGGAAGCTGAAAGAGAATTAGTTTCCTTTGTTGTCGAGCACTGTGACAAGTGGCGAGATCATAGAGATGTAAACTATTTACAAAAGTGGGATGAGTATGAGCGTCTATTCCGTGGTGAATGGGCAGCTGAAGATAAGATGCGTGAATCAGAAAGATCTCGTATCGTTACTCCTGCTTTGCAACAAGCTATCGAAGGTAAGCAAGCAGAGATCTCTGAAGCAGTCTTTGGACGTGGTGAGTGGTTTGATATCCAAGATGATAACATGGATCAACAACCTGAAGATATTGCACTTGTACGTAATCAAATGCATGAAGACTTCAAGTACAGTAAGATTAAGAAAGCTGTTGACAGCGTTATCTTGTTAGCTGAGCTCTATGGTACTGGTATCGGTGAGATCACTGTATCTGAGAAGAACATCTATGCTCCAGCTACTCAATCAATGGAAGGTGAACAAGCTGCAATGATTGGTGTGATGGAGAAGTCACAGTTCATGGTTGGCTTAAACCCTATCAATCCTCGTAACTTCCTTATCGAACCTAATGCAACTACTGTAGAAGATTCTCTTGGTGTAGCTATCGAAGAGTACATGTCTTTACATACAATCGTTGAAGGTATGATGAAGGGTATCTATCGTAAGGTAGACATCCAAGCTTCTTACGACACAATGGACATCGAACGTACACAAGAAGATGTAGTGTATCGTGATGGTAAAGTACGTGTGGTTCGTTACTACGGTAAAGTTCCTCGTGAATATCTAAATGGTGTAGAAGAGATTACAGACATCTTCACTGGTGAAGCTGATGACTATCAAGACCTAGTAGAAGCTATCATTGTTATTGCTGATGACCAGTACTTGTTAAAGGCGGAAGAATCACCATACATGATGAAGGATCGTCCTGTAGTAGCTTACCAAGCAGATACTATGCCGGGACGCTTCTGGGGTCGTGGTACAGCTGAGAAGGGCTACAATATGCAGAAAGCTATTGATGCTCAGATCCGTTCTCACCTAGATTCTCTAGCATTGACTACAGCACCTATGATGGCTATGGATGCGACACGTCTTCCTCGTGGTGCTAAGTATGAAGTTAAAGCAGGTAAGAACCTATTAGTTAACGGTAATCCTAACGAGATTATGATGCCGTTTAAGTTTGGTAATACAGATCCTGCTAACATGCAGACTGCTTCTACATTCCAATCCATGCTTTTACAAGCTACCGGTACTATGGATTCAGCTGCTATGCCGGGTCAAGTAGCAGGTGGTGAAGCATCAGGTGCTGGTTTGTCGATGGCTTTGTCAGGTTTGATGAAGAAGAACAAACGTACTTTAATCAACTTCCAAGAAGACTTCTTAATGCCTTTGATTCAAAAGTCAGCTTGGAGATTCATGCAGTTTGATCCTGAAAGATACCCAGTTCAAGACTTTAAGTTTATCTGTTTGTCTACTTTAGGTATGGTTGCTCGTGAATATGAACAACAACAGATGGTTGGTTTGATGCAGACACTAGGAAATAGTCCTATTACTCCTGTATTGCTCCAAGGTATCGTTAAATCATCTAGTTTATCTAACAGAGAAGACATTGTAGCAGCTTTAAAACAGATGTCAGAACCTGATCCACAACAACAGCAGTTACAACAACAGAAAATGCAGCTTGAATTAGCCCAACAAGCAGCCTTGGTGGCACGAACAGAGGCAGAGGCAGCCCGTGCCCAAGCCGAAGCTCAACAAGCTCAAGCAAACGCTGCTAAAGCGATTGAAGAGGCACAAGCTGTGGTACCTAATCTACAGATTAAGGCAATGTCAGCTATGAAACCTAGCAATCAGGTACCAGCTGAGTTCCAGATGCGTAAAGATATTGCAACTTTAGCCCTAAAAGAGCAGGATTCTGCCTCAAATGAGCGTATTGCAATGGTACAAATGGCAAATAAATTAAAATAATGCTTGACTTTTTGTAAAAGTTGTGTTATAATATACGTATACTACCATAGTTTTAACTCCCTGTCAAGGAAAAAGTTACATGGATCGAGAATTACAAGAATATTACGAGGAACGCTTTTCAATGTGTTCTTCAAAAGGCTGGAAACAGCTAATAGAAGATGTTAAAGAAATGAAGGAATCTACGGACACACTCAAGGGTGCGGACACAATAGAATCCTTGTTCTTTAAGAAGGGTGAAGTATCAATCATGGATTGGTTACTGAGCCTAGAGGACTCAAGCAGAGAAGTATACGACCAACTCCAAGAGGAGTCTGAGAGTGAGTAGACGCTTATTTGAGTTCAAATGTAAAGATTCACACGTCACTGAACGATTCGTTGATGAAACGGTAAAAGTTGTTGAGTGTGGTGAATGTGGAGCCGATGCACAGAAGATACTCTCTGCATGCGGTGTCTACTTGGAGCCGTTTAGTGGAGACCATCCATCGAGTTATGACCGGTGGAATAGAGTGAGAGCTGAGAAGCTGGCACTGGAGAGGAAGCAAAACGGTTAGTAAGAGGCTCACAAGCAGACGCACTTGACTGCCGAGCTATTTTTTAATTAGTCCTAAAATCGCTGAGCGACAGGAGATACAATATGGCTGAACTATACGATCTGGAAGATGACAATCAACCGCAAGATTTAGACAACGAACAAGACCTTGACACACAAGACAACCTTGAAGAAGAGAAAGAACCGGAATCTACCATTCCTGATAAGTATCGAGGCAAGTCTCTAGAAGAGATTGTTAAGATGCACCAAGAGGCTGAAAAGTTAATTGGCAGACAGGCACAAGAAGTAGGTGAAGTTCGTAAACTTGCAGATGACTTAATCAAACAGCAAATCGGCACTAAGAAAGTTGAGCCAGAGACAAGTGTTGAAGAAGTGGATTTCTTTGAAGATCCGAATAAAGCAATCAATCAGGCTGTAGAGAATAACCCTATTCTTAAACAGTTAAGAGAACAAGCAGAGCAAAACCGAGTAGCACAGTCTTTGCAAGCTCTCTCACAAAAGCATCCTGATTACCTAGACGTAGCAAACTCAGCTGACTTCGGTGAGTGGGTTAAAGCTTCTAAGGTTCGATTGAATTTGTTTGCTGCTGCACAGAACTATGATGTTGATTCAGCTGATGAACTTTTAAGTACTTACAAAGCTCTTAGAGGTGTATCACAGCAAAAGTCACAAGCTGCTGCTGAAGAGCTAGTCAACGCAGAGACTAAGCAACGTAAACAAACAATCAAAGCTGCATCGGTGCAATCCGGTGGTTCGGGTGAAACGTCTCAAAAGATATTCCGTAGATCAGATATTTTACGTTTAATGCAAACTGATCGAGCAAGATACCTAGATTTAGAACCTGAGATTCGTCAGGCTTATGCTGAAGGTAGAGTGCGAGGTTAGTACTTTATTAATAATTAGGAGAATTAAAAAATGGCTTTAGGAACAAATCATCAAACAATTACAACCGGTGCTAAGTTTATTCCAGAAATCTGGAGTGACGAGGTAGTTGCAACCTATAAATCAAACTTGATCGCTGCAAACCTTATCAAGAAGTTGTCTTTCAAAGGTAAGAAAGGTGATTCACTACACATCCCTAAACCGGGTCGTGGATCAGCAAACGCTAAAGCAGCTTCAACAGAAGTTACTTTGAATACAGATACAGCAACTGAAGTTATCGTTAACATCGATCAACATTGGGAATACTCTATCCTTATCGAAGACATCGTTGAAGCACAAGCTCTTGCTTCTATGCGTCAGTTCTACACTGATGACGCTGGCTACGCTTTGGCTCGTAAAGTAGACTCATTGCTATTGCAATTAGGTCGTGGTGTTAACGGTGGTGACGGTACTGCTGCTTACACTGGTGCTTATTCAGGTGCTGACGGTACAACTGCTTACACAGGTACTGCAGGTGCTTTGACTGACGCAGCTATCCGCCGTTCTATCCAACGTTTGGATGACGCTGACGTACCAATGGACGGTCGCTTCTTGATCGTTCCTCCATCAACACGTAACACTTTGATGGGTATTGCACGTTTCACTGAGCAAGCTTTCGTTGGTGACGCTGGTTCAAGCAACACAATCCGCAACGGTGAAGTTGGTAACGTTTACGGTATTCCAGTATTCGTAACTAGCAACGCTGACGCTGCAACTGATGGCGATCGTATCTGCTTGTTAGGTCACAAGGACTTCGCAGTTCTTGCTGAGCAAATGGGTGTACGTACTCAGACTCAGTACAAACAAGAGTACTTAGGTACATTGTTCACAGCTGACACATTGTTCGGTGTTAAAGAACTTCGTGACGGTGCTGCAGTAGCATTGGCTGTACCAGCTTAATAGCTGAATGATTGATCCCTCTTCGGAGGGGTCTTTCTTAAGGGCTCTACGGAGTCTTTAACAAAGACAAGGAGTTTCAATGGCTAGGTTTAAAGATACAGCAACTGGTAATATATTTGAGTTTACTTCAGAGCATGACATTCAAACAATGCGTAAGCACCCTGAGTATACAGAAGTAATAGAAGTACAAGAACAACCAGTATTAAAGAAACCTTTAACAACGAAAAAACAATTAAAGGAAGTTTAAATGGCGATCTATCGTGGAGCGGGTGGAGCAGGTGATGCAACTGGTGACTCAGCCAGTGAAGCTCTCTTAGTTCGTGAGTTATCAATTGAAGTACAGGCAGATGCGGATGCTGCAGAGGCTGCTAAATTAGCTGCTCAAGCTGCTCAAGCTGCTGCAGAATTAGCTGAGACTAACGCAGAAACTGCAGAGACCAATGCAGAGACTGCTCAAGCTTCTGCTGCAGCCAGTGCTTCTAGTGCTTCTTCTAGTGCTTCAACAGCAACAACTCAAGCAGGGATCGCTACTACTCAAGCTACCAATGCTAGTAATAGTGCTACAGCTGCTGCTTCTTCTGCAAGCAGTGCTTCTACTTCTGCTACCAACGCTGCTAGTTCAGCTTCAGCTGCTGCTACGTCAGCTACTAACGCAAACAATTCAGCAAACGCTGCAAGTACATCAGCTACCAATGCTGCTAATAGTGCTACTGCAGCCGCTAGTTCAGCGTCTACAGCAACTACTCAGGCTACTAATGCAGCTAACAGTGCAACTGCGGCAGCTACTTCCGCTACTAATGCTGCCAACTCAGCTACAAGTGCTGCATCGTCAGCAACAACAGCTACAACACAAGCTGGTATAGCAACTACTCAAGCTTCTAATGCATCTGCTTCAGCATCTGCTGCTAGTACTTCAGCGACTAACGCTAGTAACTCTGCAAGTGCTGCTGCAACAAGTGCTACTAACGCTAGTAACTCTGCTTCTGCAGCGTCTACTTCAGCTTCTAATGCTTCTACATCAGCAAGTAATGCCAGTGCGTCAGAGATTGCTGCTGCTGCCTCTGCTGCCGCTGCAGCTGCCTCTTATGATAGTTTTGATGACAGATACTTAGGTGCTAAGAATTCTGCTCCTACAGTAGACAATGACGGCAATGCTTTGATTGCAGGTGCTTTGTATTATAATACTGGTGCTGTTACTCCTGCTGACAAAGGTATGTATGTTTATGATGGCTCTCAGTGGATTGCTGCTTCAGCTGCGTCTACAGCTATCTTAGTTGTTTACAAATACACAGCCACTTCAGGTCAAACAACATTCTCTGGTAACGATGATAACGCTGTTGCATTAGCATACACACCAGGCTCTATTTTAGTAACAGTTAACGGAGCACTGTTAGAAAGTGTTGCTGATTATACCGCTACTAACGGTACTTCAGTAGTATTGACATCCGCATCTATTGTTGGTGACGAAGTAAACATCTATGCTTTCAGTACTTTTGATATTGCTAATGTCTATACACAAACACAGTCTGATGCTACCTTCCTAACCAAGTCTAACCCAAGCTACACAGGCACTCTCACAGGTGGAACTGGTGTTGTAAACATTGGTTCTGGGCAGTTGTATAAGGATGCCTCAGGTAATGTAGGTATTGGAACAAGTAATCCTACCCAAAAATTAACTGTAGCTGGAAATTTAGGTCTTAGTAATAATAATGCCTATGGATGGGGTGACCTTACTACTTATATTGCTGGTGATTCTTCTACTGATTTTATTAACTTTGTAACTAACTCTGCAGAACGCATGAGAATAGATACCTCTGGTAACTTGCTAGTGGGGACTACGAGCGATGTTACTAATGGTGGTTTTAAATTTTTTCCATCATATAGTAGAGCTGGTTCAAGTGCTGTTGAAATAGGTCATATTAACGGTTCTTCAAGCGGAGAAGGTTATGTTGGGTTTAAATATAATGGTTCTACCATTGGCTCTATTACACAAAGCGGAACAACTGCGGTTGCTTACAATACTACATCTGACCATCGTTTAAAAGAGAACATTGCACCAATTACAGGAGCTTTGGCTAGAGTTGCTTCTTTAAAACCTTGCACATATACTTGGAAGTCTGCACCTGACGAAATTGGGGAAGGCTTTATTGCTCACGAATTGGCTGAAGTATGTCCACAAGCGGTAACTGGCGAAAAAGATGCAGTAAACGAAGATGGTTCAATCAAACCACAAAGCATTGATACTTCATTCTTAGTAGCTACGCTAACTGCTGCTATTCAAGAACAACAAGCCATCATTCAATCACAAGCAGACACTATCACAGCTATGGAACTTAGACTAACAGCATTAGAAGGGAAGCAATAATGACTAAAGCAAGAGACCTATCGCAAGTACCTAATGCTTCGTTAGGCTTCAAGAATAGGCTGATTAATTCGGACATGAGAATCGACCAGCGTAATGCTGGTGCTAGTGTTACATTAACAGCTGCTGGTGCTTACACAGTTGATAGATGGCAAGGTTTTGAAGATACTGATGGTTCTATGACAGCACAGCAAAGCTCTGTAGCTCCGACTGGATTTACCAATTCATTATTGATAACAACAACTTCTGCTGATGCTTCTTTAGGAGCTACGCAATTTTCATTACTTGCACATAAAATTGAAGGTTTCAATATTGCAGATTTAGGATGGGGAACGGCTAACGCTCAGCCTGTAACTTTGTCTTTTTGGGTTCGCTCTAGTTTGACTGGCACTTTTGGTGGGTCTTTTGGTAATGGTTCGTTTAATAGGTATTATCCATTTAGCTACACAATAAACTCAGCCAACACTTGGGAGCAGAAATCAATTACTATTGCTGGTGAAACAAATGGAACTTGGCTAACAAACAACGGATTAGGCGTTCAAGTGAACTTTGGTTTGGGTGTGGGCTCTACTTATAGTGGAACTGCGGGTTCGTGGAGCTCAAGTGTTTTGTTTTCAGCCACAGGAGCAACATCAGTAGTCGGAACTAGCGGAGCAACCTTCTACATCACAGGTGTTCAACTAGAAAAAGGCTCTACTGCTACTAGCTTTGATTACAGACCTTATGGTACTGAATTAGCTTTGTGTCAGAGATATTATCAAATTTATCAAAAGCCTGTAGGCAGAGGTGTAATGAATGGTACGACAAATCTAGGTCGTATTGGGCTACCGCTACAAGTTCAAATGAGAGCTTCCCCTACTATGAATATAAGCGGAACTATTGATTGGTTTGATGCTAGTGGGGTTGGGACTATTACTGCTTTAAATGCAACATATACAACCACAAATGCTATTGAATTTGATGCTCTTGCAGCTACAGGAACAACAGCACTAGGCAGACCTTGTGTTTTATATAATGGTTCTAATACAGGCTCATTAGTAGCATCAGCGGAGTTATAAAATGTATAAAATATGTTTAGATGTAATTACAAATCAGCCAGCATCTTGTATTAAACGAATTTCAGATGGTGCTATTATCCCATTCGATGAAGCCAACACAGACTACCAAGAGTACCTAAAGTGGGTAGCTGAAGGCAATACTCCACTACCTGCGGATGAATAAACATGAGCGAAGAGAACGGAATAGACCTCTACAAGTACGGTAAGTTAGTTGCTCAGGTAGAGGCAATGGAAAAGAAGATAGATAAGCTAGAGACTGGTATGGAACAGTTACTAGAGTTAGCTAACAAATCTAAAGGTGGCTTCTGGATGGGTATGACAGTGGCTTCTATTGTTGGTGGTATCGTTACATTCATCGGATCACACTGGACATTTAAATGAGAGAACTAACAGTAGGTAAGAACCTCACAGCAGGTGTAGCTAATACAGTCTATACAGTCCCTAAAGGCTGTAAGGCTATTGCTACTTTGTTGTTCATAGCTAACGGAGGAGGTTCTACTAACTCTGTCTCCGCAGGATGGCACGATGTAAGTTATGGTTCAACCATTGTTATCTCCGGTGCTAAGTCAGTAGGAGCTGGTGAGTATCTTAGATTCTCTGACGGTCGCATGGTCATGGATGAATATGATTACATTACAGTAACTCCAGCAGCGGGTTCTACATTTTCAGTTATTCTGACTATGGAGATTCTACAAAACACAGCTTATCAGAATGGATCTTAATTATGAAGAAAGACTCTAGACTAGCTAAAGCAGGTGTGTCAGGTTACAATAAACCTAAAGCTACACCAAGCCACCCTACTAAGTCACATGTAGTAGTGGCTAAATCAGGTGATGAAGTTAAGACTATTAGGTTTGGACAGCAAGGTGTTAAGGGTAGTCCGGACGGATCAGCAAGAAACAAAGCTTTTAAAGACCGTCATGCTAAGAATATTGCTAAAGGTAAATTGAGTGCTGCTTATTGGAGCGACCGGGTGAAATGGTAATGGAATTAAAGACTTACACAAAAAACTGTCCTTCTTGCGGTGCATTACAATCTTATGGTCGTAAGGGTCATTTAGATGATGCAGTCAGAGGTAACTGGAAATGTAAGTCATGTAGTAATAGTTCTAATACTTTTAAAGGTAAGTATCATTCCATCCCTAATACATGGTTTAACATTAAACAAAAGAGTGGTATAAGCCGTGGGTATCAGTGGGAGTTAACCATTGAAGACATTTGGAATATATATGAACAACAACAAGGTGTTTGTGCGTTATCGGGTATACCTATTGGATGGGCTGAAAAAGGTTTAACAGCTACTGCTTCTATAGATAGAATAGATAGTAGCGAAGGATATCTGCGTGAGAATGTACAGTTAGTACACAAAGATATTAATTTCATGAAACAGCAGTACGATCAAGAATACTTTATTAATTTATGTAAAGCTGTTTCTGAAAATAAAGCTTGACATTTTAGATAAAGTATGTTATAATATACGGACATAAGGATTATAATGCAATATATTCAACTAGTTAATTCGGTATTACGTAGACTACGAGAGACTGAAGTTTCTTCCGTAGCTGACAATGCTTATTCTAAGATGATCGGTGAATTCGTTAACGATGCTAAACGTCAGGTTGAAGACGCTTATGCATGGAATGCTTTATCAGATACATTATCTGCAGTAACAGCTACAGATATCTTTAACTATGTATTAGTAGGATCAGGACAGAGATTTAGAATCATTGACGTTATTAATGATACTGATGACTTCTTCCTAAAGTATCAGACTACATCTGAGATGAACAGATTGTTCTTGATGACTAGTTCTGACAAAGGTTCACCAGCATACTATAACTTTAACGGTGTAGACGCTAACGGAGATACTCAGGTAGATCTTTATCCTATTCCTAACGGTGTTTATAACGTACGCTTTAACATTATTAAACCACAAGTCCCTTTATCAATTGATGCTGATAGATTATTAGTACCACACGAACCTGTAATCTTTAACGCATGTGCAAGAGCATTTGCTGAGCGGGGTGAAGATGGTGGCATTGCATCAGGTGAAATGTATGCATTGTATAACCAATCATTAGCAGACGCTATAGCTATTGAAAGTAGTCGTTATTTAGAAGAATCTGAGTGGATGGCTTCTTAATGGCTGAACAACTATTAACAGGATCAATCGCAGCTCCGGGTTTCTTTGGACTAAACGTACAAGACTCGTCTGTTCAGTTATCTAGTGGCTTTGCTCTAGAAGCGAACAACTGCATTATTGATAAGTACGGACGTATTGGTGCAAGACAAGGATGGACTCCTGTCAACACTACTCAGTTAGCATCACAAGCTAACTTTAGAGCTATCTATGAAGTGTTTAAAGATGATGGTAACGTTGTCTTATCTGCAGCTGATAACAAACTATATGCAGGTACTACAACATTAACTCAATTAGCCGTACGTAATAGCACTGATACAGGTAATTTATCATATACTATTAGTGATGACAGCTGGCAGATTAGTGGCATGCCTTACGATACTGGAGCAACTCCTTCAGGTCACGCTATCCTAGCTCAGGCAGGGCATCCTATATTAGTATATCATAAACTAGGTGCTACAGCTCATGCTCATACAGGTGCTTATGGCTTACAACGATTAGGTGATATTGCTACTAACTTACCCGGTAATTATACTGTAAGTGACTTCACTCCTAACGTAGTCATGACTGCTTATGGTCGTGTATGGGTTGCGGATATTGCTAACGATAGACAAACTGTATACTTCAGTGACTTACTAGATCCTACCCAATGGAAGACAGGAACTGCTGGTTATCTTAATATCAGTGAAGTTGTACCAAACAACGATCCTATTGTAGCTCTTGCAGATCATAACGGTTTCTTGATTATCTTCTGTGAGAAGCACATTGTAATCTATGAGAATCCAGTAGATCCGTCACTATTAACATTAAAAGATACTATCACTGGTATTGGTTGTATTGCTAGAGACTCTGTAGCTTCTATTGGTACAGACTTAATGTTCTTATCTTCTACTGGTGTGCAGTCTTTACAGCGTGTCGTACAAGAAAAGTCATTACCTTTCAGAGATATCTCTAAGAACGTACGTGATGAGTTATTGTCTAACGTTAATTCTGAAGTATTAAAGTACATCAAAGCAGTATACTATCCTACAGATGCTTTCTATTTATTATCACTACCTTCTACTGGTTTTACTTATTGTTTTGATACAAGAGGTGCATTAGAGAATGGAGCAGCTAGAACAACTATCTGGAAACAGATTAGACCTACTGCTTTCTGTGTGACTCAAGATAGACAGTTATATATTGGTAAGCCCGGATACATTGGTAAGTACAACGGATATGAAGACAACGGTGCAACATACCGTATGACTTATTATACTAACTACTTTAACTTTGATTCTGATGCACAGTTAAAGATTCTAAAGAAGATTAACGTAACTGCTATCGGTGGATCTGCTCAGCCTATCGCTGTTAAATGGGGTTATGATTATACTCGTAACTACTTCTCTCGTGGTATTACACTAGATAGAGTTGAAGTATTTGAGTATGGTGTAGCAGAGTACGGATTAGCTACATATACAAACGGTATTGCTCTAGACATTGCACGTATACCAGCATCAGGATCAGGTACAGTTCTACAGTTAGGATTTGAATCTGACATCGACGGAACACCTTTATCAATACAAAAGATTGACTTCGCACTTAAGCAAGGAAAAACACTACTATGAGTTCATACGTAAAAGCCACCAACTTTGCAACTAAAGATACGTTACCTCAAGGTGACTCTAACAAGATTGTTAAGGGTACAGAGTTAGATAACGAATTTAATGCTATCGCTGGTGCAATCAGTTCTAAAGCTGACATTGCATCACCATCATTTACAGGAACTCCAGCAGCTCCTACAGCTGTATTCGGTACTAACACAACACAGTTAGCTACTACAGCATTCGTAACAGCTGCACTACAAGCTGTATACCCAGTAGGTTCTATTTATATTAACGCTTCTAGTACTACTAATCCTTCATCTTTGATGGGCTTTGGTACTTGGGTAGAGTTTGGTGCAGGTCGTGTCTTAGTTGGTTTAAATGCTAGTGATGCATTGTTTGATACACTAGAAGAAACTGGCGGTTCTAAAGATTCTATTGTTGTATCTCATACACACTCAGCTACTTTGACAGGAACTTCTGGAGCATCTGGTTCACATAATCATACAATTAGTGCAAGAGACGATACTGTAGGAATTGGTAACTCTGTTGATAGTGCAGCAGGTGGTCAAGTAACAACTGTTACAACTTCTACAGTCGCTGACCATCAACATAGTTTATCGGTGACAGGAACTACAGGCTCTACAGGCTCTAGCGGTACTAACGCTAACTTACCTCCATACATTACGGTTAAGATGTGGAAACGAACAGCTTAAAAGTACCAGTAGTTAACAGACAAGACTACACAATGTACTTAGAGAACTTTGCAGGTATGTTGTGGTTTCATACAGATGTACGTAAATGGTCTAATGAAGTTAAAACTAAATACTTAGAAGATTTAAACTTATTACAACACTTAGTTAATATGCCCTTAGTAGCATTAGTTGAAGAGGATAACAAGAAGCTTGCTAAGTTTGGTGAAGTAACTGGATGGAAGGTAATTGATAAAATGAATTTAAACAATGGAAAAGTAGGCTATGTCTACACAAGGAGTTTATAATGGGTAAGGCTGTTGGAAGTATTGTAGGAGCAATCACTGGAGGTTCAGCTGCAGAGAAAGCTGCTAATGCATCTGCTGCTCAACAAAGAGAAGCTGCTGAGAAAGCATCTATTGCTGCTCAGTTCAGACCAGTAGGTATGACTACTAGGTTTGGTACATCTCAGTTTACTCGTGAGATCGATCCAAAGACTGGTATGCCATATATCTCTAGTGCTGGCTATACAGCTGCTCCTGAGTTAGCTGATCTTCAGAATAGATTGTTTGGTCAGTTCGGTCAGAGTCTGACTCAAGCTGAACAGATGGGTCAACAATATGCTCCACTCGGAGGTGCTGCTCAGAATCTATTTGGCTTAGGTCAACAATATTTAGCTGAGTCTCCTGAACAAGCTGCTCAGAAGTATGTACAATCTCAACAAGGCTTGTTAGCTGGTGGGCGTGAACAACAGCTCGCAGGTATTCGTAATAAGTTATTCCAGACAGGTCGTGGTGGTTTAGCTACCGGTGGCACATCTACTGGTATGCAAGCAACTAATCCTGAGATGGCTGCTTACTATAACGCACTTGCTCAACAAGATGCTCAGATCGCTGCTCAAGGTGAACAAGCAGGACAACAACGTGCTCTGTTTGGTGCTGGTTTGTTTGGTACTGGTGCTGGTTTACTAGGTACACAAACTCAAGGTGAAGTAGGTGCTTATGCTCCGTTACAGAACTTGTTAGGTATGTCAGGTAACATTGAACAATATGCTCAACAACCTTATCAATTAGGATTGCAATTAGGCACAGCTTCTATGCCGGGTCAAACAGCAGGTGCTCAAATCTATAATCAAGGATTTGGTCAAGCTGCTCAGACACAACTACAAGGTGCTATGCAGAAAGCTGCTGCTCAGGGTCAGTTCATGTCTTCATTGATTGGTGCTGCTGCAGGTGGTATGGGTGGTGGTGGAGGCGGTATGTTTGGAGGAGGAACTCAAAACCTTGGACAGTATACCCGTAATTTAGGATCGTTCCAAGGTGGTGGTGTTGGTGCGAATTCTTGGGAATCAATGTTTTAATAGAGGATATCATGGGTCAATCAGTTAATCAACAATTAGGCATGGATCCAGATTACATTCGTAGTCAGATCATGAGACAAAGAGAGCAAGGCTTTCAACAGATTCAGAATCCTTTTCAGCAAGCAGGTGCTCGTCTAGGTTCTTTACTTGGCGGTGGTATTGCTAACGTAGTTAATGATAGAGGCTTCTTCGAAGTATCTGATCCGTTACTCACTAAAGTAACTCAGATTCAAGGTGTCTATAATCAAGTAGCTCAACAAATAGATCCTGCTGCTAATCCTGAACAGTTCTATACAGCACTGAGTGCAGCGTATAAAGATGCTGGTATGGGTCAACAAGCTTTGTTATCTATGCAAGAAGCACAGAAAGCTAAGAAAGAAAACATCACTACTAGAGCTACTGAACTTGCTTTGTATGAAAAGAACCCTGAGATTCTTACTAGCGAACTACAAAGTCTTGCTCCTAAGATTGAAGCAGGTGATCAACAGGCTCTACAGCGTTACACTGAATTGTCTAACCTCTTGGTTCGTGCAACTGCTAAACAGAATCTTGAAGAAGAATCTAAGCGTTCAGATATTGATTACAAGAAGGCTCTTGGTGTTAAAGCAAATCAAGAAAAAGTAGACTTACAGCCTCTCATGAATGCTGCTGGTATGCGTATTGGTACAGAAGTATACGAGAATGGTGTACTTAAGGGTACTATCGTAGGTGGTAAGTTTAAACCTGCTGGGCAGTCTGCTGCTCCTGCTGAGAAAACTACTCCTGATACTTCAGGTGGAAGACCAAGAAGCGGTAAGCGTGACTGGAATCAGGTATACGATAACTAATGGCTACCTTTAACTACTTCAAAGCAAAAGAACAAGGCTTCTCTGATGAAGAGATTATTGCACACTTAGCAGAAAAGGAAGAAGGTTTTAACTATCAGAAGGCTCTTGAACAGGGCTTTTCTGAAAGAGAGATCATTGGTAAACTAGCATACGGTATTGATCCTAACGCTACTACTTCAGCTAAAGCAGCTGCTCGTGGTGCTGAGCGAGGACATACAAGTACTGATAGAGGTATCTCTCAGATTGAAGAACAAGTAGAGAAGAAGACAGAAGGTGTTGTTCCTGAGTACCTTAAGAACTTATCTACCATTGCTACTCTTGCGTTACCCGGTGGATCTAAACTGATTGAGAAAAGATCTGCAGAAGATAAAGCTGAAGACATCAAGAGAGAATACGAATACGAGTTATACAAAGATCAAGGTTATAGTAAGTCAGCTATGGGTGGTTACGCTGCCGGTACTGTCTCAGATCCTTATAACTTGATTGGCGGTGCTGCTAAGAACGTAGCAGGATTCGTTAAAGAAGGTCTTGTTATCGGTGGTGTCACTGGCTTCTTAGATCCTACTTACACTGATGAAGGTAACTCTGTAGCAGGTAGAACGACTAATGCTGCTTGGTCTGCTGCAGGTGGTGGTGTTATTGGTGGTGCACTAGGTAAGCTACTCCAGAAGTTTGGTGCTCTTCGTACAGTAGACAATGTATCTGATGAAGTTGCAGATGTTGCTAATACTGTAGAGAAGAAGGTAGCTGAAGAGGTTGACCAGAAGTTAACTGATTTAGATATCACAGCACCTAAAGCAGGTGTAGCTGATACAGTGCCTTTAGATCAAGTAGATAACGCTATGGCAGGTGCTCCAATAAACCCTAACGTAGCTGTAGCTAACTTTGATCCGTACTCTTCTAAGCTGCCTGTAGGGCTTGAGAAAGCTGCTCCTAGATATGGACGTGATGTAGTACGCTTTGACTCTGATTTAGATAGAGCATTGTACATTGTCGGTAATGATAAAGAGTTATCTGCCGGTGATCAACGCTACATGGACTGGATTAAAACAGCTACAGGTATCTCTGATGAGTCTACGATTCGTCAACTAGGTAAAGAAGTTAAGAAGCATGTTAAAGCTACTCCTGATAAAGGTTTTATTCCTGCTTCTAAACTAGCAGGTATCAATCCTATTACTAAAGCTGTTGATAACTTTGGTAATGAATCAGCTGCAGTTCCTGTAGTTCCTCTATCAACATCCCCTAACATCCCTAAAGCATTAGAAGTTGACTCAGCAGCATGGAAAACACTTGACAGTCCTTCAAGAATAGTGTATAATATGGGTAGACAGTTACTTGAAGCTGAAGCAACTGGCACGAAGCCTAAGATTAGTTTAGCAGATCCTAACGTAAAGTTAGTTATTGAAGAGATTAAGAAAGCTATTCCTGATCTCCCTGCTGATGAAATGGGTAAGATTATTAAAGCTTATGCTAGAACAGTCGAAGACTTATCTGTAGTACGTGGTAAGGAGTGGTCTCCTTCTAAGTTTGATACTTTCCTTCGTGAAGGTGGTATCTCTAAAGGTGATGAGATTGATTTAGCTAAAGCTGGATTCTTTGATGGATGCAAACTATGAAAAAATGCAACATGGAGTACTACAAGTACTTCGTAAAGAAGGGTGATAGAGGACAACCTTTTACACCTGCTCAGTTAGATAAGTTAAAAGAGTTAGATAACCAACAACTATCAAAGTACATTGGAGTACGTTCTTTCCTTGATAAGGATGAGAACACTCTGTTAAGTAAACTAGCTGGTGTTAAGAATCAGCAGTTTGCTAGACAGTCTCAGAAGGGACAGAAGCTTGATGATATCCAGCAATACGCTAAGGATCAAGCTAACGTAGTTGCTAAGACTATGTTCCCTGAAGATGCTAATGATATCTATAAAGCAGGTGAGCAGCTTCTTATGAACCGTTCTAAAGGTCAAGTCTTTAGCATGGCTGAGAAGGAACTTATTACTCCTGTATTTATTAATACAATGAACAATCTACCTTTACTTAGTCGACAGATTAATATGGCTTTAGATGAAGGTAACGATGCAGCTGCTGCTCTGTTAACTGTAGAGTTAAACCGTAGCATGGCTAAGGTAGCTGCCTTCTTTGGTGACATGAACGCAACCTCTAATGCTCTGAACCACTACAAAAAGATCAACGCTGATATCAAGATGGGTAGAGATATCTCTTCTATCTTTGCTAACGGAGGCTGTTAATGTTAAAAGAAAGATGTAAAGAGCTGTTACGCAGTGTTGCTAACGGCTTTGAAAGTATTCATAATACAGCTGGTGTAGACACTCGAGCTGCTACTAAAGCTGCTGCTGAAGGTATGCTTAAACTAGCACAGAGTCCTAGCTTTGGTCATAGACTGGGCTTATTCGTTCGTGCAAGCTACTTAACATCTCTTGGTGCCCACGTAGTCAACGGTGCCACTAACGGTCTTCAGATCGCTTTACAGCCTGTTCTAACTGCTCTATCAGGTAGACCTAGGGAAGCTGCTGCGATGCTTAACCTTAAAGCCTTTGGTGAAGGATTCTCTTTAGCTGGCTCTAGGTTCATGAGTACGTTTAAGAACGAAGTTATGGATCCATCACGTATTGACTTTACTGGTCGTATTGCTGATGATGAGACACTCAATCGTGTGCTTACTTCTCCGTTGACATTGACTCGTGCTATTGATAATGCTTCTAAAGCAATCATAGAAACAATGTCACATCAAGCTTTGTATCATCGTATCAAGTCACAGATCCCTGAATCATATCTAAAGAAGCGTGATATCAGTCCTGAGCAGTTACGTAAAGGCATCAATGATTACTTACTAGGTAACGAAACTAAAGACTCTAAGGTTATTGAGTTCTTAGAAAAGTCTGTACCTAACGTAGCTAGATATCGTTCATACGTAAGTAACGTATCAGACTATGCTACATTCAACCGTCAACTAGGTGACTCAATCCTTGACCAAGGTGCTAAGGCTCTTGAGGGATGGCGAGAGAAGCATCCTCTATTAACATTTGTGTTTCCGTTTATTAAGACACCGGTTAACGTAGCTAAAGAAGGTGCTGGTTATATTCCCGGCTTAGGTTATATTCGTGAGCGTCAAGCTAAAGCAGATATTACTAAGATCAAGAATGAAATAGAAGGCATCAAAGAAGGCTTTAAGAAAGCTGATGAGAGACAGATGAAGATCAATGAAGCTGGTGGAGATCCTTTCCAGCAAGCTGCTCTAGATGCATATCGTAAGAGGTTGCAAGACTCTAAAGCAACTAAAGAAGGTGAGTTGATGATGCTGCAGGAGTTACCTGCTAGGTACAGAGCACAGCAACTTATTGGTGCCGGTCTTATGACGTACGCATATAGCTTGTATGATGGAGATCAAATCACTGGTCACTTCGTAGATCCTACAGTTAGAGCTACACGAGAAGCACAAGGCATCCCTCCAATGTCTATTAAGATTGGTGACAGATGGGTGAGCTACGATAAAGTAGAACCTTTGTCTACTGTCTTAGGTGTTGTTGCTGACGGCTTTGAGTCTTGGAATAAGTTCAAGCGTGAAGGTAAAGAAATAGAATTAAAAGATATGGCTAATACTGTATTCCAAACAGTAGGTCAGAACATCTTTAATAAGACTTTCACTGAGCAACTAGGTAACATGATGATGGCTCTACAGCAACCTGAGAGATACGGTAATGCGTTTAGTCAATTGTTGAATCCTTTAGTACCTGCTATCGTGGCTCAAGGTGCTAAGTATCGTGATCCTATGAAGCGTGACGTTAGCGGTGAGAACATTGTTGAGAGTATTACTAACCCTCTACGTGCTCGTATCCCGGGTATGCGTGAAGATCTCCCACAGGTTTATAACGCACTAGGACAACCAGCTACAGCAGCCACTACAGATTCTGAACTAGCTAAAGCTGCCGATATCTTCGCAGGTATTAAGACAGCACCTGTAGCTCAGTCAGATCAGCAAGCACTGCTAAACAATCCATACGTAAGTATTGGTAAGTTAGGTAAGAAGGTACAAGGTATTGAGTTAACTCCTAAGCAGTACTCAGAGATGACTAAGCAAGCCGGTGAACTAGTGAACGATATCATTACTGATCTAAGTAAGGATGCTGATTTTAGAGCATTGTCTAGACCTCTACAAGGTGCAGCTATTAAGCGAGTAGTTAACAGAGCTCGTACCGGTGGACGTAACATGTACTTAGCAGACATGCTAGAAGATCCGGAAGTATTAGATAAGTTTATTGAAGGTAAGCTTCGTGCTAAAGGTGCTCAAGAGGAGGAAGAATGATACCAGTATTATCTATCCTTGAAATAGGTGCTAAGTTATTAGACAAGGTTATCCCTGATAAGGATGCTAGAGAGAAGGCACAAGCAGAATTAATTAAAGCTGCACAAGACCAAGACTTTCAACTAGCGTTAGCACAGATCAAGGTTAACGAAGAAGAAGCTAAGTCTGAGAACATCTTTAAATCAGGATGGAGACCGTCTATTGGATGGACTTGTAGTGTTTCATTCATGTTACACTTTGTTGTCTTTCCTATTGTCGATAAGATTATGGTTGCTTTAGGGCATCAAGCCTTAGCAATTCCTTTTGATATGACTACACTTATGACTGTACTTGGTGGCTTACTAGGTATCGGTGGCTTAAGAACATACGAGAAAGTCAAGGGACTTAAATGAAACTATTGCTAAAGCGTATTCACTTCGGTGATACGTTCACAGTAGGTCAATTGTTTGAAGAAACTAAGTATGGATTATCGCCTATCTGTTATGTACTAGAAGATAAGGTAAGACAAGTAGACGGTCAACCGGTTAGTTCGTGGAAAGTACAGAATGAAACAGCAATCCCAACAGGATCTTATAAAGTTTCTATTACCTTCTCCAACAGATTTCAATCCAAGCTACCTTTACTCCATGATGTCGATGGGTTTACAGGCATACGAATACACAGCGGTAACTCTTCCAAGAATACTGAAGGATGCTTGCTCGTTGGAATGACATGGGACGGTAAGAGTGACTGGATAGGATCTAGTAAAGTCGCTATGAGTTCTTTGATGCCTCTCATAGAGAACTCTACTAGTCCTGTCTCAATTCAAATCAGTTAAACAACATTTGGCTTATACGTTGTAAACAAGAGACGGATGAAACCTAAGTCAATTACTACATAGACTGAAACTTCATCCTCGCCAACATCATCTCCGTTGACGTACTCTACACCAACACCAAACCCTTTAATCACACTTAGTTCTACATTCATTTCTTTTCCTTTTGTTCTCGTTTCCAAAACTGGAACTCAGCCCACTCTTCTTGCATCATAGTATATCTATGTGCTTCCCATCTTAGACTTTCTACTCTACTACTCAGCTTATTAATCCAGTTATAGATCCACTGAATACTGAAGTATCCTAGAACACCTAAAACTAATCCAATAAAAAAGTATTCCATATCAATCCTTATTAGGTGAGGGTACTCGCTGCAGTGGTCAACCGAGTAGTCTCAATCCACCTACCCACCATCCGCTTTCCCCTCGTAACTCTTAAATCTCACAACCTCCTGCAGTACAGCTTAACGTCTGAGCACCTTCTACGTTATCGTCATACTCCTTGAAGTTTTCCCAATCAACAGAATCAGGCACTAACAAACGTAACTGATTGTATTGCTCTTCCGTACACTCTTCATAAGGTGCTTGCTTGTATGTTCCACCATCCATCGGTAGGAATGATACACCAGTTACCTCATCAAAGTGTTCGTACACCCATGCTCCT